GCAGTTTCAAATCAGATGATGAGGTAGGTTTTTTCTTCCAACAAATCCAAAGTATTCAAACTATCTTGAATTCTTTTGTTATTAAAAATGTTGAAAAATAATGGAAGTTCAAGTAAAGAAAAAGAAAAAAGGGGTACAATACTTTACTCAAGAAACCGAAGATGCTATTGTATTGTATAATAAAACTACAGACCCTGAATTAAGAAGTAGACTTTATAATGATAAAATTCATTATGCTTTTTTTAAATTAACCGAAAATATTATTCACACTTTTAAATTTTATTACACAGAAGTAGATAATATTGAGGATTTACAACATGAAGTAATTACTTTTCTTTTAAGTAAAATTCATCTATTTAATAAAGATAAAGGAGCAAAAGCATATTCATATTTTGGTACTATTGCAAAACGTTATTTAATTCTTTCTAACCAGAAAAATTATAAAAAACGTATTGATACTGCCCCTATTGAAGTTTTAGAAGAAAATGAAAGTCATTCATATAATATAGATGATACACCATATAATGATAAATTATCTCAATTTATAGATTTGTATACTGATCATTGTAGTAAAAATATATATGAATTATTTCCTAAAGAGTATGATGCTCAAATAGCAGATGCTATTTTAGAGTTGTTTAGAAAACGAGAAAATCTAGATGTTTTTAATAAAAAAGCACTTTACATTTATATCCGTGAAATAATAGATGTTAAAACCCCAAAAATCACTAAAATAGCAAATCAGCTTTACGACATTTTTAAGAAAAACTACATTTTTTATTTAGAAAACGGATATACAAATTTCTAGTTTCAATATTTATAAGAAACTAAATAGTATATTTATGTCACAGTTTGATAATGTTGTCTTTGGTAAGAAAAAATTCTCTGATCTTTTAGAGGAAATTTACAATAACCAAAAGAAAAAAGACCAACAGGTAACAGCACTTATTAATGAATTAAAACCACTTATATCAGATATTGGGGATGCTACTTTAGTAGTTCCTTTAATTAAAGAATACATGGATATAAGTGTTAAAAATGATGATATTTTAATTAAAATGGCTGCTTTAGCTCAACGTGCTATGCAAACCCAAACAGCAGAAGGTGCTTTAACTATTTCTGATGAAGAAAAAGAGCAACTTTTAGCTACTATGAATGATTTAAAGGGGAATAAATAATGGGTCAATATGGATTCGCATTAGGAAACAAAAATCTTAACACTAATTCTAATAATGGATTTAATGTTAAAACGGCTGTTGCTGCTTCTAATATTATTAAATCTGTTAGAGTATTAAGTATAGTTTTAGATGAGACCCACCCAAGATTCAAAGAATTAGGAGAATGGAATGGTTTAGGAATCATTGAATATGAAGATGTCAATAATCCTTTTCCATCCCCTTCATTACCAACAGCACGTCCCTTAGCAGGACATTTTAAAAACCTTCCATTAATAAACGAAATAGTATACATAATAACCCTCCCAGATACAAGCATAGATACAATTGCTTCTAACACGGTTGAATATTATATAGACATAGTTTCTTTATGGAACCATCCTCATCATAATGCTTATCCAACTCAACCAAATGAGTTACCACCAACCCAACAAAAAGATTATATCCAAACCCAAACCGGAAATGTTAGGAGAGTAACAGATCAATCAACAGAAATATTTTTAGGTAAAACCTTTAAAGAACGTTCAAATATTCACCCTTTATTACCTTTTGAAGGAGATATTCTTTATGAAGGAAGATGGGGTAATAGTATTAGAATAGGATCAACTGTTAAAAATACAGCTAATAATTGGTCTTCAACAGGTACTGATGGAGATCCTATTTTTATTATTAGAAACGGACAAGGTAAACAAAATGAAGAAGGTTGGGTACCAACAGTAGAAGATATTAATAATGATGAATCTTCTATTTATGCTACTAGTACTCAAAAAATCCCATTAAAAGCTTCTAGTACATCTTATAATAGTTACAAATCTAATCCACCTCAATCTCCTGAACAATATGCTGGGAAACAAATTATCCTTAACTCAGGTCGATTAGTATTTAATACCACTGATGATCATATATTATTATCATCTAATAAAACAATAAACCTAAATTCTCAAGAGGGAATAAATATAGATACACCAAAATATGTTACTTTACAATCAGGTAATATATATTTGGGATCCAAAAATGCTACTGAACCTTTATTATTAGGAAATCAAACCACAATATTATTAAGTCAGTTATTTTCAAATTTAAAAGCATTTATGGATATATGCACTACATTAGTTTCAACCCCTCCAGGAACTCCTTTAGGTCCTTTAAATATGGTTGCTGGACAAATGTCTTTAATTTTATCTGGTCTAAATCAAAATTTAGACAGTTTAAAATCTAAACAAAATTTTACCATATAATGGCTATAATTCAAAATATAGATTTAGATGCAATTAAAAATGCAATTCCTGAAGATCAAAAACCTAAAGGATCTGCTAAATTAGGTCAAATTATTTTTGATAAGGGGAAAGTAATTAATTCATTATTATCTCCTATTGCCCAAAAATTATTAACTGAAGCTACACCCCCAACACCAGATTTATGTATTCCTCAAGATACTTTGGATAAAATTATAATTGAAAGAAATGCATTAGTAGGACAATTAAATTCAATAGTTCAAGGATTAGATAATATAACTAATTCAATAACTGGATTATCATCTTTTTATTCTTTAGTATTAACAACTATAAGTGGTATAGCAGTAGCAAAAACAGCAGCATCAGCAGCCGCTAAATTTATTGCAGTAGTTCCGGGAGCTGTTCCCTCACTTTTAAGTGATTTAGAAGATATTAAAAATAGATTAACATTTACTAATACTGGAACTTCAAAGTTAGATAAAATCAAATCCTCAATAAGTACATCTTCGATATCAATATCAATAGTTAATGGTTATATTTTAACAATAGTTAAAACATTAAATTCATTAGATGCTATTTTAAAAAGATGTTCTCCTAATTCAACTATTCAACCTTTATCTAAAGGTGTTGAAGCTGCTGCTAGTGCTCAAGAATTAGCATCAACAACTTTAAATAAAACAACATATGAAGGGTTTATAATAGAAATTGAAGAAGTTCCTTATACCCCTACTGTAAATCGTAGACGAGCAGTTGGTAAAAACGAATCAGGGATTGTATTAATTCAAACAGAATTATCTTTTTCAACAAACCCCCAAACATTAATCAATGAACTTAAATTGATTATTGATAGAGATAATTTAAAAGCTTATTAATTTTAATATTTATAAACAATGAAAACTGACGCTTTAAAAACTTTAATAAAAGAAGCTGTAAGAGAAGCTATTCAAGAGGAATTAAAAGATATCCTTTTGGAAGCAGTTCGTGCCCCTAAAACGGTTGTTAATGAAACCTTAAGAGATACTTATGCTCAACCTCATTTAGAAAAACCTAAACAATTAACAGCTGCTGAACGACAAGCAATGTTTGGGGGTATTTTAGGTGAAATGCAAAATGGAGGAGCAGCAACTTCACAATATGCAGGAAACTTCAACCCAGCTCCTGTAGATACAATTAATGGATCTTTACCAGCAGGTGAAGTAGGATTGGACCAAATAATGGGATTAATGAGTAGATAATGGCATTTGGAGCAAAGAAAATATACCCTATAGATACTAAACCTGGAACAGGTATTGGTGTGGCTTTACCTTTTAATGCTCCTGGTGTTTTTAAAACTACATATACTACAAAAGAAGCAACAAGAAATAATCTTATTAATTTCTTTTTAACTAATAAAAATGAACGTTATTTAAATCCTGTTTTCGGAGGAAATTTAAGAGCTTTTGTATTCCAACAAATAACAACAGGAAATATAGATTCATTAAAAGAAGATATTCAAAATCAATTATCTCAATACTTTCCACAAGTATTAATTAATGAATTAAACATAGATTTACTCCCAGATTATAATCAGATTAATATAGTATTAAAATACAATATTGCTGATACTGGAATAACAGATACTATTCAATTATCATTTACATAATGGCTAATACTAAGAAAAATATTCAATATATTAATAGAGATTTTAGTGAACTAAGAGCTAGTCTTGTTGACTACGCTAAAACTTATTTCCCTACAACTTATAATGATTTTACTCCAACATCTCCTGGAATGATGTTTATGGAGATGGCCGCTTATGTAGGTGATGTTTTATCATTTTATTTAGATAATCAAGTTCAAGAGACATATTTACAATATGCTCGTCAAACTAATAATTTGTATGAACTAGCTTATATGTTTGGGTATAAACCAAATGTAACTCAAGTTGCAACAACATATATTGATTTTTATCAACAAGTTCCCTCTAAACTTTCAGCATCATCTTATGTTCCTGATTTTGATTATTCATTATTTATTAATCAAAACTCACAAATACAATCTACTACAAATCCTAATGTTTCATTTTTAATAGCAGACCCTGTAGATTTTACAGTTTCCTCTTCAGGAGATCCAACAGAAGTTTCTATTTTTAGTGTAGATGGTAGTGGTAATCCTTTATATTATCTTTTAAAGAAAACCCGTAAAGGTATTTCAGCTACTATTAATACAACTACTTTTACTTTTACAATTCCTGAGCAATTTGCAACTGTTGAAATTAATTCTCCTAAAATTATAGGAATATTAGATGTATTTGATACGGATAGTAATGAATGGTATGAAGTAGATTATTTGGCTCAAGAATGTATTTACAAATCTGTAAAGAATACAAATCCAAATGATCCTAATTTATCTCAATATAAAGGAGATACTCCTTATCTTCTTCAATTAGAACAAGTTCAAAGAAGATTTATTTCTCGTTTCATTGATTCTGGATCGCTTCAATTACAATTTGGAGCAGGAACATCAAATGATACAGATGAAACAATTATCCCTAACCCCGATAATGTTGGTTTAGGTTTACCATTTGAACAAGCTAAATTAACAACTGCTTATTCACCTTCGAACTTTATATTTACAAAAACATATGGTATTGCACCTTCTCAAACAACATTAACTGTTAGATATTTAACAGGAGGAGGAGTTGAATCTAATGTTCCTGCTAACGATTTAACAACTATAATAGGTAATATCCAATTTTTAAATTCAAATTTAAATGCTGTAACAGCACAAACTATATTTAATTCATTAGCAGTATCTAATGCTGAAGCTGCAGATGGTGGAGGTGATGGAGATACAATTGAAGAAATTCGTCAAAATGCTTCGGCAAATTTTGCTACTCAGTTACGTAACGTAACACAAGATGATTATTTAGTTAGAGCTCTTTCAATGCCTGCTAAATATGGAGTTATTTCTAAAGCGTATATTGAACCAACAAAAGCAATAACCCTATCAGCCGGTGAATCTAATTCTGTATTGGATTTATACGTGTTATCTTATAATTCTAACAACCAATTAAAGACAGCATCTACCGCTTTAAAAACAAATTTAACAACATATTTATCTCAATATAGAATGGTTAATGATGCTGTATCTATTAAAGATGCATTTATTATCAACATAGGGGTAAATTTTGATATAATTGTCCTTCCAGAATTTAACAGCAATCAAGTATTATTTGATTGTATTACTGCTTTAAAAAATTATTTTGCTATAGATAAATGGCAAATTAATCAACCTATTATTTTAAGAGAACTTTATATTCTTTTAGATCGAATTCCTGGAGTTCAAACAGTAAAAAATATTGAAATTTCAAACTTAGTAGGAGAAAATTTAGGTTACTCGGTATATTCTTACGATATAACCGCAGCAACTATATCGAATGTTATTTATCCATCACTTGATCCTTCTATTTTTGAAGTTAAATATCCTAATCAAGATATTCAAGGTAGAATAGTATCATTATAATAAAAAGAAATGGCCGTATATAAAATATTCCCAACTAAAGACGCAACATTATATTCTCTATTCCCTAATATGAATACAGGGTTAGATGAAATTATAGAAGCAACAGAAACATCTTTTGCATATGCTGATCCTAACCCCCAAACAAGCCGTTTTTTAATCAACTTTTCAGAAACAGAAATTGATGATGTATTAGAAAATAAAATAGGAATTAGTAGTTCAGCTCAATTATTAAATAATAATTTATGGAAAGCTAATTTACAATGTTTTATAGCAACATCAACTGGTTTAAATTCTGATACTACTGTTGAATGTTTCCCAGTATATGGAAATTGGGATATGGGAACTGGTAGATATTTAGATGATCCTATTACTACTAATGGTACAAGCTGGATATGGAAAACATATTCAGGTTCAGGAGGAACCCAATGGTTAACTTCAAGTTATCCAACTTGTGTTACAGCTTCTTATAATGCAACATATGCAGTAGCAGGAGGTGGTAACTGGTTTACTGGATCTACAGTAGCATGGTTTAATTCTGATACTTACCCTATTAGTTCATCTGTAACTTTTGGATACTGGGATAGTAAAGACATCAATTTAAACATTACCAATATTGTCAGAGCCAGATATACAGGTTCAGTTACATCAGATGGATTTATATTAAAACAAGCAGTTGAATTTATTAATAATAAAGATGTTCAACCTGAACTAAAATATTTTTCTAGAGATACTCATACAATTTACCCCCCAGCTTTACAATTTAGTTGGAGAGATTATACATGGGATTCAGGATCTTCAACAATGGAGATTTTAAATACACTTCCAGCGACCTTAACTTTAGCAAATAATCCTGGTACTTTCTATAGCCAAAGTTACAACAGATTTAGAATAAATGCTAGACCTACATATCCAACACAATTATGGCAAACAAGTTCCGTTTATACAAATAATTACTATTTACCTACAGCATCATATTATGCTATTAAGGATTTAGATACTAATGAATATGTGGTTGAATTTGACACTCAATTTACCCAAATTAGTGCAGATGCAACTTCTAGTTATTTTGATGTATATATGAATGGATTAGAACCTGAAAGGTATTATGCTATTCTTATACAAACAAATATCGATGGAACTATACAAGTATTTGATGATCAATATTATTTCAAGGTAATTAATGGATAATGGCTGAACAAATAAATTTAAGTAAACAAGTATATGCTAAAACTCAATATGAAAGAGTTATTGATACTTCCTTTACTCAATTAGTTGATACAACAACTCAAACTACTCCAACATCATCTATTACAATAGATCAATTTTTTCAATATTATCAAGAATTATTTTTTCAAATACCTAAATTTGGAGATATAAATTCTTTTGAATATCTTGTAAAAACCGCTAATGATTATATAGGTAATGTTCAAACCGATGAAAGTATTCAAGCATTTATTGAAGAAATTACTTCATTAAGACAAGAAAACTTAGACCTACAACAACAATTAATAGACTTACAATTAACAGGAAGCATAAATGGATGAAATAGTTAACATAGTCCCATTAAATCCCACTACTTTTGAATTTCAAGATTATTCAATTGAGGATAGTTCTTTAATTACATCTCTTGAAGTAGGTACAACCTTTACTCCTGGAGTTGATACTGTAGAGTATTTTATATATGATTTAAACGGAAATATCCTTTTTGAAGATGTAAATGGTTATGGAGGATATTCATTAATAGATAATAATTTAGTTTTAGATCCTCAAGCTGATTTATTAGCTCAAGGATATACAGAAGGCCAATATAATACTGTATATAATTTTGTTAGCAATAAACTATCATCTAATTCCACAGATACTTATTTTATTTCCCAAATAAGCCCAGATAGAACAGAAGTAAGATTAGATACAACATCAATTCCTAATGAATTTGTAATTTCATCTTCATTAGAATTAATGAATGATGTTGCTAATTCAACCGGAAGTTATTATGATTTTTATTTAAATTTTAATGATAATAAGTTAGTTATTGCTAATAATGTTTTATTAGATACTTCAAGTATTGATAATCCAACAGTATTAATTAAACTTTATGAACCTCTTCCTGAGGAATTTACATTAAATTATCCTTGTTGGGTTGTAACTCAAGTTGCAACTTCTGTTGCTTATAACATAAGTATTACTCAAGTATTTGATGTTATAGAAGAAAATGTTCCTTTAAGAGGTCCTAATACAAATATTAGTGTACAAGACCAAATAAATAACTCAACAGAATATAATAATTTATCACAATTATCATCAACAAATCAATCCCAAGGTTCAGGAAGTTTACAATATCAATTAAATAGTTTATTATCAAAAACTGGAATAGAAATAAATGTAGATTATTCTAATTACAATAATTTCATTCATTTTTCTTCAGCACAAACTCGTTTAGAAAATTTTTATTATAAATTATCCTTAATAGAAACATATCAATCGAGTGCCAGTTTATCTTCAGGAACAAATACTAACTACTATGTTTCGTCAAGTAATATTATTTGGCAAAATAAAATAAATGAAATTATAACAGGATTTGATTCATATGAATATTTCCTTTACTATAATTCAGGATCATCTTCATGGCCTAAAACCAATTCTACCCCACCATATACTAATGTTTCAACAACTTCATTAATTGGTGTAAACTGGTTTACATCTCAATCATTAGTTGCTGAAGAATATGATATTGAAAATAACAATGCGTTAATAAATGCTATTCCTGGATATCTTTTAGATGATCCAGAAAATGCTCAGTACGAATTGTTTGTTGAAATGATTGGTCAATATTTTGATACTATATTTTTATATACTCAAGATATTACTAATAAATATAATGCTGATAATCGTGTAAATTTTGGTGTATCTAAAGATTTAGTAGCCGATATCTTAAGAGATATGGGTATTAAAATTTATCAAAATAATTTTTCAACCAACGATTTATATTCTGCACTTTTAGGTTTTACTCCTTCCGGTAGTTTATATAATTTACCTTACACTACAGGATCATTACCTACTCCTACAGGTTGGGAATATATTAATACTTATGTAACCGCCTCATCAACAAGTTCATTAATTCCAACAGATGATATTAATACGGAAATTTATAAACGTATATATTCTAATTTACCTTATCTTTTAAAGAAAAAAGGTACAGTTGAAGGATTAAGATCTTTAATTACTCTTTATGGTATTCCCGATACTATTCTTCAAGTAAATGAATTTGGGGGTCAAGATGAAATAGATGCTAACGATTATGATCTTTGGTTTGATCAATATAATTACGCTTATGATACTTTAGGTACTAATTATGTATCATCTTCTTGGCAAGTTAATAGTTTATGGAATGTTGTTATTCCTCAAACCATCCAATTTAGATTTCAAACAAGAGGTATTCCTACAGATACAGGATATTATTCTCAAAGTTTATGGTCTACTGGAGGAGCTTCAACTTCCGCTTTAGTTCGTTTAAAATACACAGGTTCAGGATATGCTAGTGGTTCTTATTCTGGTTCAATTCCTAATCCGTATAATGAATATGTTCATTTAGAGTTTATCCCTGATAGTACAGATCTTACAACATCGGCAAGTGTCTATTTACCATTCTTTGATGGTGATTGGTGGAATGTAATGGTTACTGCTGATATAAATGCTAGTGATTTTGTATTATATGCTGGAAATAAAACCACCCCTGGAGGAAATTATAATACTTACCAATTTTTAGCTAGTTCCTCAGTAAATGGGAACACAGATGGTTGGGAAAACGCATTAACAAGTTTTTTCCCTTCAACCGCTAACTCAACATTAGGTAAAATGTTTAGTGGTTCTTACCAAGAAATTAGATATTACAACGAAATACTTACAGTAGATCCTTTTGAGGATTATATAATGTATCCTTATTCAATTGATGCTAATGGAGTCAATACAGCTCCAAATACATTAATATTTAGAGCAACATTAGGAGGTGAATTATATACATCATCACTTTCAATACATCCTAAAGTAACAGGTTCATGGAGTACAACATCTTCATTTACCTCAGATAGTAATTTTTATATATCAAATACATCATCTTTTATTCCTAATGTAGAAGTTGTTTATCCAAATCAATTTCCTGCAGGTATAAAAAATAGAGTTTCTAATAAAGTTAGACAACAAAATGAAGTATTACCTTATAGTGGAAGTAAAGAAGTAAATTTACCCACCAACCAAGTATTATCTCCATTTATTTCAGTACAACAAAATGTACCTGAAAGTGGATCTTATACTCCAAATATTGATTATATTGAAGTAGCATTTTCTCCCCAAAACGAAATTAATAATGATATTGCTGGTCAATTAGGATATTTTAATATTGGAGAGTATATCGGTGATCCAAGATTAGTATCTTCATCCGCAGAATCATATCCTGCATTAGATGCTTTAAGAAATTATTATTTTGAAAAATACACAGGTAATTATAATATTTGGGATTATATAAGACTTATCAAATTCTTTGATAACTCTTTATTCAAAATGATCCAAGATTGGATTCCTGCTAGAACAGATGCTGCAACTGGTATTGTAATTAAACAAACAGTATTAGAGAGAAATAAATATCCTGTTCCACAACCTAATATTACTTCATCTGTAGCTATGATTGCTAGTGCTTCTACTAATATTCCATGGCAAGTTGAAAATATAGAAATCACAGGATCTCCTATACAAATGTATGAGGTAACAGCTAGTACTGGAGGTACAATGCCTGATTTATTTGGGTTAACTCAATCTTTTTATACAGGTAATAACGTTGTTAATATTACACAAAGTTGGACAGGTTCAACTCCTTCATTATCAGGATCAGTTTCATTTACTCAAACTTCTCAAACAGAATTTTATGATGGTGAATTAAGTGGTTCTTTTATTCAAGTAGATAATGGCGAATTAAATCC